CTTTTACACTACACCCGAGAATAGAACTACGCTTATGGAACTCCTCAACAAAAGTGGTGGTATATCTCTCCGCAACCTCGAGTGGTTCATTACAAATTATTCAAAGAAGAACAACCTTGTGTACAAAACAAGTGATGGAAAAACATTCAGTGTACACTGTGCATACAAGTCGAGTCTAGATGGGTATAGTAAAAAACTATTCGACCCCTTTTGTCGTTCAGAAAAAATTGTATATACAGTCCCCGGGACAGATGATGAAATACACACGACCGTGGCTCAGTTGAATTTCATAAGGTGGTGTATTAAAAATAATATAGTTGAATATATTCGTAAAAATCATGATGCATTATTTAGTAAGCGAGTGACATAAATCCCTGGTCGAATACAAACGTTTGATACCCAACATAGTAAATGTGTAAAGTGTATACTTTTGTAAGACCACTCTTTAATTTAATATCCAACAGTGTCTTATTTGATTGTAATTGCCCGAAATCCAAACTTCCCGATGGTTCCACATTAATCGGATTCATCGAGAAAGTATACGTGTATATATTTCGTGTAGGTCTTGATAGACGACTGTTAAACGGTACTATATATTTAAAGAACGTGTGGTCGGCTATAGGTATATTTGGTAATTGTTGACCTTTTACAAATATTTTTGCACTCTCTAGTACTGGTTCGAAGAATGAATTTATGGTTGAAAATTGAATGTTTGATGAAAAGTTAAATCTATTGGCGAAAGTGTTGCTTATAAGTTCAGTGCCCCCTTTGAACGCGGTCTCATCTTCAAAATCTGCATCCCTAAGAAACCAGTTGAGTGTTTTAACTGGGATATCTGGGACGAGCCCCAATTTAACCGTGTCATCACCCACGATGGTCTGTGTACTTGGATGTTTTTTCACTATATCAGTCACAAATATTTGTCTTTGTGTCATGAGATATGTTCGCTCTTCGTGTGAGACTGTCATCTCTTCGGTGATGATATCAAAAAAATCTAAAGAAAGAGTGTCAGGGGTATCAGTGAAGAATGTTTTGGGTCGAAACACTATATCAAACTCAATCTTTTGTTTATGAACGGCGCACACGGGGAAGTATGGCCTGTTAGGATTATTCGTGGAGTATTCGTCACCTTCATATTTCCTCGAAAAGAAAAGGGGTATAGGAATCATTAATTCAGAGTCAAACTGTGCGAGAACATGGTTACCTGTGAGAAGAGATGTATCCTCAGCGAGATTCCTGTTGATGGTGTAGCGTTTCGTGCGCTTTTCCGAAGCGTCGAGGTACAGTTCGTCGTATATAATCCCCCAATCGTCGTGATATTCTTCGACGACCAATTCATCCACCCGCATCGTCACAGATTTTATGAGGTGTCTCCCCAGTTGGTCTGCGAGGTGTGAATTGGTACTCAACCCAGGAAACTTGATGTACACGTACATATTACTCAACAGGTCACCCATGTTTCGAGGGTTGAGTGTCACTTTAACAGTCTGCCCAAATGGCCACGTGGGGCCGAATGGGTTTGTCACTTGGGTACTCCTATGAAACTTTGTAAAGTTTGCGTGTTGTTTCGCTTCATATTTAAAGAATGAATGTTCAGGATCAGACCTTGAGAGATACGTATCCTGTTGTCCAATAGCATTCAAGGCTATAACAGCACCTGTGTCTGGTCCAGTGACAATCATACTATCTTACTGTATGCATTTTTTTAAATCCATTTTCCACATGTCCGTATGAGTCGTTCCCCGCATCTCCTCGAGTTCCTTCGACATTTGAGAAGTATCTTCATTGAGTGCCATCACAGCCTCGTGAGTGTATTGATACGTCTTGATATGCAAGAGGTAGTCGAAAGAATCTCCAATTTTGTCAAAGAGTGGTTCCATCTCCACTTCGAGGTCATTTTTCTTCTTCTTGAACACCACCAACTTTTCATTGATGACCATATCCACAAACTTCGACATGTTTTTGTTTTTATTCATCTTCTGTTCAAGCACTTCAATCATATGCGCCTTTCTCTTCTTGTATGTTTCCACCCTGATATCGACAAAATCCTTGAGAATTTCTTCCGGTGAGTCGTACTTGTGGATACCCCGGGTAGGATGGAATAGGTGCATGTTTGTTGTATGAAACGTCTTCTGAAGTTTGAAATCCTTGACGGGGTTAGAACCCGAGTACCCCATGATATCAAAGTCAACACTGTCAGTTGTACTATTATTGGTGTAGTTATGGATAGTCTTCTTCTCGATGAGAGTGTCAAGGTGCTCTTTGAAATCTTGTGTCCACCGACCTGGGGGGAGTTCGGTAACTTTGAGGATATCCCCCTTGTATGACCAGACCCCCTCAGCCACCCAAGGAGACCAAGACGAATCTGTAAAGACCCGCCCCTTGAAACCCCTAAACCACGGTTTCATGGGTACTACATCCTTCTTTGCGAGCATACGTTCGATATTATCACAGATATCAGAGGGGTTGAAGGGCGGCACGTAGCAGCTGAACCCCGTGCCAATACCCTCTGTACCATTAACAAGGACAGTGGGTATGATAGGTACAAAGTGGTCAGGTTCGATACTCTTACCATCATCATCCAGGTATTCGAGAACGGCGTCATCTTTCTGGTCGTACAGGTGCCTCGCTTGTTTAGTCAACTTTGTAAAGATATACCTCGGTTGACTCGCATCCTTCCCACCCATGAGCCTCGTCCCAAACTGACCACAGGGTTCTAAGAGGTGAATGTTGTTGGACCCCACGAAACTGTGTGCCAACTTCACGATCGTGTCAGCCAGTGACACCTCGCCGTGATGGTAGGATGTCTTCTCAGAAACATAGGCAGCCAACTGTGCCACCTTCATCTCACCGGTGAGGTTCCTCGTGAAGCACGCGTAGAGCACCTTGCGTTGAGAAGGTTTGAGACCGTCACACACGTGAGCGATGGACCTCTTGAGGTCGGCGAGACTGAAGTTGACCAGGTCCTTGTGCACAAAGTCTGTGATACCCAACTTATCTACAGACCCATAGGCCACCTCGAGTTCCGACGGCTTCTTCTCCGTAGATTCCAGTAGCCACGTCTTCCTATCATCCGCTTTGGATTTATCAAATGCGAGTACGACAGACTTCTCTGTATCTTCATCGGTATCGAAGCGCACAGTGAGGTCCTTAATCATTTTGAAGTATTCTCGCGCCTCCGCAGATGTGGAGGTACCCAAACCCTTGTAGTACTTAATTTTCCACCCGGGCTTACCATCTCCGTACCACTCGCGGAACGTTGAGTCAGTGTAAAAGGGTTTCACGGTCGCACCCTTGCTCGCCTTGATGATGGGTGTCACCATACTCACAAGAAACCCAAGTTCCAAAAGACTGGGCCAGAAGAAGTGAATCATGTTGAGGATGAGACCCTTGATATGACTCCCATCTGCATCAGCATCCGTCATGATCATAAGGCGACCGTAACGAAGTTCAGATAGTGTGGTATACACCTTATCCTGTTGAAGCCCCAAAATCTTCTTGAGGTCATTAAACTCCTTGTTGTCTGTGAGTTGTTTGATACTCGCGTCACGAACGTTCTTACACTTACCCCTGAGTGGGAAGACCCCGTAGTGGTCGCGACCCACGACTGACAGTCCAGCGACAGCGAGTGTCTTGGCTGAGTCACCCTCTGTGATGATGAGCGTACACTTACCAGAGTCAACTGTACCAGCCTTATTGGCGTCATCCAGTTTAGGGATACCGGTGATTTTAGAACGCATCGCCCCATCAGACTTTTTCAACTCCTTCATCTCCTTAAACTTTGACAGCGCCATGAGTTCATTCTGAATACTCGTCTTGAGAATATTTTTAATGAATGTTTTAGGGGGGTCAAACTTACTCCCAAACTCCTGCGGTTTGAGAGTACAATCTGACTTGACTTGACTCCCGAAACTTGGGTTGACAAGGGTAGCCTTGACAAACACCATGAATGCATTCTTCACCTGGTGGGGTCGGAGTTGAAGTTTCTTCTTCATCTCTTCAATGATACCATTGGAAATGGTGTTAGCGACATGGTCCACATGTGTACCACCCTTGGTGGTACAAATACCGTTGACAAACGACACCTGCTCAAAACCATCGTCACTCGGGGCGACACAGACGGTCCAATGTTCACTGGAGAACATGATGATATCTTCACTATCGGTGTACATCTTGGCATAAACATTGAAGGGACACTTGTGGAGGACTTCACCCTGAAACTTCACCTTGCAGTTGGTAGAGGTACAAACATTCGCATCGTACACACGCTTTTCAAAAATCTTAAAAATATCATCATCCATAGCAGTCATACCAAACAGGCGCCATTCGGGGGTGAAAGAAATGCAGACAGAGGATGTGGCAGAAGCATGAGACTTGATAACAGGGGGGTCACAGGTGCGCATATTATTGGTCCATTGTTGGGTATATTTTTTTTTGTTTTCTCCATCTTTAATCGTCACCACAAACTTTGTGGAATATACATTGGTAAGTTTTGCACCATAACCATTCCTACCACCCACCACTCTCTTTTGGTTGTCATCATAGTTGGTGCTCGTGAGAAGATGACCAAAAGTGAGTTCAGGGTTCCACAGGTTTTCCTTCTCGTGCATCTTAATATCGATACCACCGAGGGGACCGTTGTTCTCGACACTAATCATACCAGTCTCACGGTCGATAGACACAGAGATGGATGATGTGTTCTTGGGGTGCATAGAATTTCTGTCGATGGCATTCACAAGAATCTCATCAAAGATTTTCAAAAGTGCGGGTGAATACGCGGTCATCTTCTTTTCAAAACCATCCCCAATACGGACCCAGTAGGGTTCATGAACCCTTGATACAGGTCCAACGTAGGAATCCGGGCGCTTGAGAATATGCTCCACGTGCGTGAGTTTCTGAATACTCTCCGTCATACTGACTTTGTGTGTGTCGTGTTTAAGCTGTTTACGTATGCACGTCTCAGAAGTCCCTCGAACCACTGAACAATTTCTGCTTCGGTCTTCGCTTTACTCCGAGGAGCAAAGTTTCTGATATGACCAATTTCACGGGACCTCAACGACTTAGGTCCTATTTTTACTTTATTTTTGAAACATGCATAACATACTTTCTCGAGTTTTAAACCGACGAATGAATAATACAACAGGTTATTAGCCAAGAAAAGCGGACGAATGTTTGTATATTCCAGGACGAAGGATTTATTTATACGCCCACGAACCACGACTCGGGGTTTTATGGGCGCTTCACATTTGTAACACATGGAGGTCCATTTGAGATACATATAGTTATAAAGTGTGTATTTTTTAAACCTAAGTGGGAAGCAAACCTCAAACATTCCAAAACTATAAAGTCAACAATGTCTTACGAAGATTGCCTCCGCGATGCCATGCGCCTCCAAAAAGTTTCTACACCAGATGAGAGGTGTGCTCATCTGGCCAGGAGTATGCTCAAGATGAAAAGCAAATACAGTCAGCACGAGGAGAAGAAACGCGCGCGGTCAGTCATGGTCATATCAGAGGCACCCAAGCAC